AAGTATCTATTGGATGCCCAGCAGTATCCCTTCTCATTACATAGAGCAGTGATCTCACCATAGAGCAACTTAGCATTAGCGTTTAGCCTTTTATCATACCTGACGCTGGCAGGTATCATTGCGTAGTAGCCCTTCTTCTCCATCTTATTCACCAGCCGCCACAAATTCAGACAGCTTAATGTTCAGAGCTTCTGATATACGGATCATGGTGTCCAGAGAGGGCTTGCGGTGACGGTTCATGATTAGACTAACAGTAGCAGGACATAGCAGTGTGAGCCTGGAAAACTCAATGTGACTCATGCCATGCAGGTTTAGGTAGTAGCTTATTGCTTTAGCAGTATCCATAGTTATCTCGGTTTGGTTAGTGAAGTGACATAGTATATCTATATAAATTCCTTTACAATAGGTTATTGACATCAAAATAACATTTTGATATTGTCTCAACTCAAACAACAGGAGAGTAACATGGATACACAAACTATACCGGAAGACGCAATCGGCGCATTGATGGGCAGCTACTACAAGATAGGCGCTCATAACTTTGTTTATTACTGGTCAGGTGGTGAGTGGAAAAGATCGCAGCATCATCCAGCAATAATTGTGAAAGCCTTATCCGAAGCAAAGTATAAGTTCGACATACACAATGGGGGTATCTAATGTATTACAGAGATGAAGACCCCAACCGCACCGGCAGTCCAGACGACTGCTTTAATAAGTTTATAGGTGACATTACTGGTCATGATGGTGATAACCTAGACTTCTATGAGCAACGTCCTATCATGCCAGAGCCTAGTCAATACGAAAAAGAACAAGAAGTTATCCGTATGGCAAAGCATAAGAAGGATGTCGATTATTTTATGAGAGCGCAGATCAATCAGTTTGCCAGAAGCAGCGAGCAGCGTGATGCTATGTTAAAGCAGCATGGTTTGGAGCTAGAATAATGAGCGTAGATATTGATTACTTGAATGACCTAGATCGCGGTGATTACGATTGCCGCAAAGGTTATCCCCATAAAGAAGGGCAGTCACACGCCTATGACATTGGATATGGCTCTCGCTATGTCCTTGAGCAAATGCAATCAGCAGGAGTAATAAATGACTAATAAAAAATCCGTATGGGCAACACTGTCCGCAATCGACTGTTCAGCTAAGGTGGAACAGAAAGGAAAGCTAACCTACCTATCATGGGCTTGGGCATGGCAGACCTTGATGGAGCACTACCCTGAGTCCACCTATGAGTATGATATTGGCAACTGCTTGCAGAATGACACAGTAGAAGTCAACGTATCTGTAACAGTGCAAGGTGTAACGCACTCTATGTGGCTGCCAGTTATGGATAACCGCAATAAGTCTATCGTCAACCCTACCACTCGCGACATCAGTGATGCTCGTATGCGATGCCTAGTAAAGTGTATTGCCATGTTTGGCCTGGGGATCTACATTTATGCAGGGGAAGACCTTCCAGAGTCAACCAAGACTGAAGTAGTAAGTGAAGAGCAAGCCGCTGAGATTAAGGCAATGCTTGAGTTAAGTAAGGCAGACGTTAAGCAGTTCCTGAAATACTTCAAGGCAGACTCGGTTGACAATATGTTGGCCGTCCACCACACAAGAGCAATAGCAGCATTGCAAGCGAAGGTGAAATAATGAAAAAGATATTATTTGTTTTGTGTTTTTCTGCAAGCTCTGTGTCTCTAGCCTGTACTCATGTTGGCTATGACTACACTGGCCGCCCCACTTACGATTGCAGTGGTTTACTAACAGGTGGCAATCAAAGTAACGCCCATCACCCTGCTGATAGGGGTGTTGATCTTCATAGACCAATTCGTGAGCTTAGGAATGAATGGAAAGAGCAGAATGAGTTCAATGAGCGCATGAGAAATTATGAGCGTCAGCTCCCCCTTAGTGAGCAGAACAAAGTAAAATGATTATCTTAAACGATGAGCAGGGTTCCCCTGAGTGGCTTGCCTCAAGACTGGGCAGGCCATCAGCCTCAATGTTTGGGAAGTTAATCACTGGTAGTGGTAAGCCCTCTAGTTCAGCAGAGTCCTACATCAATGAGATGATTGCTGAGAGATTGACTGGTCGCAGTAAACCCTTCTTCACTAATGAGCACATGGAAAGGGGTAACGCACTGGAGCCAGAAGCTAGGGAAGCCTACGAGTTTATCACTGACTTTGAAGTGGTAGAGACAGGCTTCATCCTGGATGACAGTGAAGAGTTTGGCTGTAGTCCTGATGGCTTAGTTAGCACTGATGGTGGTCTTGAGATAAAATGTCCATCTGACTCGGTACACGTTAGCTACCTGAGAGCAGGTAAGGTGCCAGCAAAGTATTACCAGCAAGTGCAGGGCTGTATGTGGATAACTGGGAGAGATTGGTGGGACTTCATGTCTTACCACCCCGAAATGCCACACCTGCTAGTAAGAGCAAGACGCAATGAGAAGTTTATTGAAGCAATGGCCGAGCAAGTTCTGGCCGCAGTAGAAACCATAACAACAGAGACGGAGAGATTAGTATGAAAGTTGGATTAAGCATTAAGTTAGACGTTAAAAAGATCGACAAAGCGCGACTGTTTGAGGGTGAGAAAGGTACATACCTTGACCTGACTACATTCATCGATACTGCCGAGCAAGACCAGTACGAGAACAATGGCTTTGTATCTCAGTCAACTTCCGCTGAAGAGCGTGAGCAGGGTGTAAAGACCCCTATCCTTGGAAATGTAAAGGTGTTCTTCACCGATGGTGCTGCTCCTGCGCAAGCTGCTGCCCCTGCTATTGATGAAGACATTCCATTTTAATAATGCGCTTAGTTAGAAATAGATTACAAACCCCTGATGGGAAGATTCTCGAAAGTAAACACAGGCATGACTATGTTGACCATAGAGACGACAACGGCAAATTGTACTTCCTTGATGGGGGTTTGGACTATGCAAGATGTTCAGCCCATGGTGACGAGGCGTATATGCAGGAGTGGAGTGACGATCCTGATCCATGCAAAACTGAAGTTCAACTTTGGTTTGACCTGATGAAAGCGTGCGACTGATATACCATTACTGGTATGGAATGAATCAATATGTATCATTATATATCATCAGCGATAGCTAGTATAATCCGCCCCTCTACAAACTACTGGGGTTTTACCGTGACTATCGCAATCATTGTTGTAATATGTGGCCTAGCCGCTATTGCATACCAAGACATAGCCTCCTGATGGGGGCTTTTTTAATGGAGTAGATTATGAAGCACATGATTATCCCTGACACCCAAGTGAAACCAGGCAGTAGCCTCAAGCATTTGGAGTGGGCAGGAAGGTACGCTGTAGAGAAGAAGCCCGACGTAATCGTTCACATTGGAGATCACTGGGATATGCCCTCGCTATCCAGTTGGGATGTAGGCAAGAAGTCCTTTGAAGGTCGTCGATATAAAGATGATATTGATGCAGGTATCAAGGGTCTGGAAACATTCCTGGCACCTATCAGAGCAGAGCAGAAGAGACTGGCTGAGGGCAGAAGAAAACGCTGGAACCCACGCCTAGTATTCACACTGGGAAACCATGAGCAGCGCATTGAGAGAGCCATTGAGTCTGATGCAAAGCTAGAGGGACTGATAGGGTATGCTGACCTGAAGCTAGATGAGATGGGCTGGGAGGTCTATGACTTCCTTGAGGTCTGTGTCATTGACGGCATTGCCTACTCGCATTACTTCACCAGTGGTATCATGGGTCGGCCTGTATCCAGTGCCAAGCTGATGCTATCCAAGAAGCACATGAGCTGTGTGATGGGCCACGTTCAGGATAGAGACATTGCCTTTGCCAACCGAGCAGACATGAAGCCCATGATCGGATTGTTCGCTGGTATCTTCTACGTCCATGATGAGGACTACCTGACAGCACAGACCAACAGTAGCTGGCGCGGTGTGTGGATGCTACACGAAGTCAACGACGGTCAGTGTGATGAGATGCCTGTATCCATGAACTACTTGAGGAAGAAGTATGACGGCAAATACTAAACAGGTAGGTGGTAGCCATTACATGACAGCCATCCAGCCTATCGAATACATCTTGGCAAACCAGTTAGACTTTTGCGAGGGCAACATTGTTAAATACGCAACACGCTGGAAGAGCAAGGGTGGTGTTGAAGACCTGCGCAAGATCAAGCACTACTGTGACTTTCTAATAGAGCGTGAATTAGAGTCCTAAAAATGTTATAATTGGGCCATGAGTAAAGACACTAAAAAATCTAGTCTACTATCCCGAATCGGAGTCTCTGGCTACAACAAGCCCAAGAGAACCCCCAAGCACCCCACCAAATCTCACGTTGTGGTTGCCAAGGAAGGCAGTAAGGTTAAGACAATACGCTATGGTCAGCAGGGCGTAAGTGGTGCAGGTGCTAATCCCAAGACAGCCAAACAAAAGGCTCGTCGTAAATCCTTCAAAGCCCGTCACCGTAAGAACATCGCCAAGGGTAAGATGTCTGCCGCGTACTGGGCTAACAAGAGTAAATGGTAATGAAAGGTCTATACGCAAACATCCATGCCAAACGTAAGCGCATCAAAGCAGGTAGCGGTGAGAAGATGAGAAAACCTGGAGCTAAGGGCGCACCCACAGCTAAGGCATTCAAAGAATCCAAGAAGACTAGAAAGAGCTTGTTGAGTTAGTAAGTCCAGATAACCTGTACGGTATCACGTACGTCTACATGGATGAAGTTCTTTGCAATTCCTATGCCAGAAAAGCCAAGTTTCATAGCCTCACGCACAATCACATACCCTTCTGATCCGCTGTTGATATGAATGTCAGCAGCAATACCTTTGGCATGAGTTCCTGGTCTAGTCTTTCGCTTCTCAATGCTATGGCTGGAATCTCGATAGCCACTGGTTATCTTGAAAGGGAACCCGCAAGTGTGGCGCAGCTCATCTAGCTTCTCTAAGAAGAATGGACTCATTTCATTTTTGCCAGTCTCTTGACAGTTGAACTCGTCAATACTGAAGTATTGCATCTGCATTAGTGAACCTCATAACTATTGAAGTATGCGTTTATAAGCTCTGACTTTGCGACTTCCATGCTATACAGAATATCAGGATCTTCCATGTTGCTAATGATTTGTATCTGGCTATCATTAACCCCTATTACCACCATAGTGTCATACTCTTCACACAACTTAGCTAGGTCTGGCCTCATACTAACAACTTTTCCCATCTTACTTCCTCATGCTCATTAACTTACCCGCACCCTTGATGCCAAAGCTGGCAGATATGGCAATGAATAACAGGTATTGATACCACTCAGGCAACCCGTTCAAAGCAATAAAAGCCTCATGCACTCTATCAACAATAGTCATATCATCCACGATTATAGCATACCCCACCATAAAGATTGGTATAGAAAGAACGATAGTCCAGAACTCATCCTTCCAACTGCTCGCGGAAGCGTCTGCCATCTTGGACTCCCAGTCAGCATCGTTCTGTATGACGTTCATCTTGGCTTGGTGTTTGGCCTTAGACTGCTCTGCTTTATTAGATAGGTAGCCCTTCGCTAGGTCTGCTACTGGCCCAAGTAAAGCAGTGAAGATGCTCATTGAAACATCTTTCCGACTACAAATAAACCGATAATCAGCGGGTATATACCCCAGATCATCATCTCAGCTTTCTTAAATCTCTCAGAGCCATCTGCCAACCTACGTTCAATGTTTGTATAGCGAATAGTACATTCTCGCTCATGCCCTTCCAGTTTTAATAAAGCCTCTTTTACAGTAGCCATTATCTTTTCACCATTAGTATTAAGCCATAGATCATAATAGGTATCACTGCTATTGCTATGCCAATAACGGTGACAAAAGTTTTTATCATGTTAATTCTAGTTCTGCGAACCGCAAGCAATCTACGTGCCTCAGACTCTCTTTGCCGTTTGCACTCTGACTGAAAGTGCAGCCAATCGGTGTACATCTCAGGACGGCCTGCATACACCATGTAATCTTTCAACCAGACCTCTTGCTCTTTAATCTTCTCAAGAGCCATGAATGCGTCTAAGTCACTCTTGCCCTTAGACGCTACACGTTTTGCTATTACGCTTTTGTTGTTGAAATACTCAGTAGCCGCTTCTGAGCAGTCATACAGTTCCTTACCGTTACTGATGGCAGTCTTAATGACTTTAAAGGCTGCGTTCGCTGCTGCGATTTCGGCGAGCATTTAGTCACTCAGACGCTGTGCGAATGTCTTTGGCAATGCCTTCTACCAAAGTAGCTGAACCAGCGCCAACACCTTTTGCAGTGCCTACTACCATGTCTTGTGCAGAATCAACAGTTGAGTTGACAATCTGCTGTGAACCGTCAATAGCACCGTTAAAAGTGTTGCAGCCAGCAAGTACGAAAAGTGTCGCGATTAGTAATGTTTTCATGTTATATCCTCGTTGCTAAATTTATGATGCTAGATAAAATTCAATAGACGAAAGTCCAGCGCAGTCTACGCCGTAGTAAAAGTCAATAGTGTCACCAACTGCTAAAGTGTATTGCGGAGAACGCATCCAAAAATAAAGTGGTGTGCTAGAGCCAGCGCCAGACGACTCAAAATAACCAAAGCCTGTATTTGTATCAATAAAATTCTCAAGACGACCTGTTCCGCTGCTGCCAGTAGGGGCTGCTGTAACTTGAAAACGGAACCGCCCACCGCTTTCTGTTCCAGTAGTAGCAGAAATCCAAGACGTAGGTTGTGCAGATGTGCCAGTTGGCGTTGTTACAGTCTCAAAACCTGTAGCTGCTGTTGAGCCAACCAGCATGGGAACTTCAGTTTCAGTTCCACCCTGAGTGACAATCAACATATTAGCCTGCATATCACACCTAAAAGAAATTACGGTGGTTGTCGTTCTTATCGGATTACAGTAAAGCCGAAAGCTGCCAGCCTGACTAGATGTTAGCCTGACTCTCCGCCAGTAAGTAGTGCCTGTTATTTCAACATTATCAATAGGGGTTATTTGAGCAGGTATAGAGCTATCAGTTGCGCTGTCAGTTCCACTAAGACTTATAGGAAGATACTGAGGTGGAGGGCCAGCAGACTTGCCGTAGAAATCAGTGGACATATTAATTGCACTACCTGCCGTTGGCTTGTCACCCAAATCCCTGACAGCAGTGTCATTCATAGACATCTGCGTACTACCATTGCCTCCAAGCTCAACTTGGATAGACCTGTCAGTAACAGTACCAGCAAGAGACATTGATCCTGAAGCTGCAAGAGTCATTAGAAGTCGTCTCCCATCTCCCAAGGATTAACATAGCTCACTGTTGGGTTTTTTGACTCATCAATTTGAGATGCAACCTGAGCCTCAACCTCCGTTACCTTAGAGGCTCCAAGCGAATCCTTAACCCACGAAATAGCAATGTCCTTGGTAACGTCTGAATAAGCAATAAATCCCTCACTGTCAGGATTTCCGCTAACATTTTCTACACCATATATGCGACCTGTATGTGTGACTCCATTGACAACCTCACCATCAATAGCAGTCCAATGTAAAACATTACAAGTGCCGGTTGCTACATCTGACTCTGTAGTTACAACATCCCAGATAACTGCCATTTTTATTTCTCCAGTTCTTTAAGTCGTTCTTCTAAATCATCTACCTTATCGGTCAGCTCTTTGACAGCTTCAATCAACAGGGGAGTTAGCTTCTCGTACCATACAGTCTTGTAACCTTCACCAACCGCAGAGTCAGTAACAATCTCAGGCAATACAGCCTCTACTTCTTGGGCAGAGATACCTACCTCAACACCCTTATCCTCTACGCCGAGGCCAAGTGCAGTATCGTTCGGAGTAAAGTAGTAGCCATTAAGACTGTTGACCTTATCCAGTGCATCAGGGATAGTTCCCTGGAAGTCCTTGAGTCGCTCATCCGAGAAGAAAGCGGTAATGTTGCCGGTGGCTATAATATCGCCTACTACGTGTAGCTCTTCTGACGGTGACGTTGTGTTAATCCCTAACGAGCCAGTGATATTTGCGCCAGTGCTAATAGTTTTAAGTTTGTCTACGCCATTGTAGTTAAGCTGACACGCGCCCGACACATTAAACCTAGCATAAGTTTGTCCGCCTAAACCTGATACGCCATTACCAATATCTACATAGCTAGAGCCACCGACAAAAAGATTGCCAGTTCCTGTGTCTGTAATATAACTATTGGAACCATCATGGTAAATCTCTAAGTCATCACCTGCACCGAACGTAGCTTTTACGTTGTCTCCAAGCGCAAGAGTACCTGTTAGTGCGCCACCTGCTTTAGGAAGTGCCGCATCAGCAGTTGTGCCTTGTGCAGCCGTAGCGTAGTCAGCAGAATCAAAAGCCTTAACCTGTGCTAGATTAGTAACCTCGCTGTCCATCAGAGCACCAGCAGCAGTGACGTTAGCTGTATCAGTTACATCAGCGTTAGTATCAACAGTGTCCAGTTTAGTGCCGTCTGTGGCTACGTCACGACCATCAACAGTTCCAGTAAGAGCAACATTGCCACTAACGTCAATACCAGTGGCGGTTGTTGACATCTTCTGAACGTTGTTATGTTTCAGGTCGCAACTACCAGCAGTATTAAATCTTGCATAGGTCTGCCCGCCCGCGCCTGATATACCATTACCAATATCAACGTAAGCTGCACCACCGACAAATAAGTTTCCAGTGCCCGTATCTCTTATATAGCTATTGCTACCGTCATGTAACAGTTCAAGGTCGTTTGATGTGCCAAGCTGTATTAAGCTGTTATCCGCTACGTTAATATTGCCATTAACTTCTACACCAGTGCTAGTGGTTGCTAATTTATCAACACCGTTATAATTTAACTGACAGCTTCCAGCAGTATTAAATCTTGCATAAGTCTGACCACCAGCCCCAGACACACCATTGCCAATATCAACGTAACTTGCCCCGCCTATGAAAAGGTTTCCTGTCCCGTCATCGACTACATAACTATTGCTACCGTCATGGTATATCTCTAAATCAGTGTTAGCACCAAACGTAGCTTTATCGTTGTCAGCAAATGCAATGTCCGTTCCACCAGTGGTGTTTCCAAGAACTAATGTTTGTGCAAGGGTTTGACTACCGCCACCACCACTAGAGTCAACATAAGCCTTGATAGACTGCTGGGTTGCAAGAGCAGTTGGACTATTAGATGCCATGTTATCTTCATCAAGGATATTTGTAATTGTAACAGCGCCAGTTCCTTTGAGGCCATTAAACTCAACAGTACCATTAACGTCTACACCTGAAGCTGTCGTTGCTAATTTATCAACACCGTTATAATTTAATTGGCAAGAACCCGCAGTATTAAATCTTGCATAGGTCTGTCCTCCAACTCCGTCGATCCCGTTACCAATGTCAACGTAACTGGAGCCGCCTATGAATAAATTTCCAGTACCATAGTCCGCTACATAGCTATTTGATCCATCATGGAAAATTTCCAAATCATCGGCAGCGCCAAACGTACCTTTATTGTTATCACCTAAGCTGATATCACCGTTAATATCTACGCCAGTGTTAGTGGTTGTTAGCCTATCAACACCGTTATAATTCAGCTGACAGCTACCTGCGGTATTAAACCTGGCATAAGTTTGACCACCTACCCCTGCAATACCGTTACCAATATCAACATAGCTAGTGCCGCCAACAAACAAGTTGCCAGTTCCGTAGTCACCCACATAACTGTTGGAGCCATCATGAAAAATTTCTAAATCATCGGCAGCACCAAAAGTAGCTTTATCGTTATCCCCGAATGCAACATCTGATCCGCCAGTAGCATTTCCTAGCACTAAGGTTTGAGCTAGCGTTTCACCGCCACTACCACCACCAGTGCTGGTAATTGTGAAGTTTGGATAAGTTCCAGAAACGGTAGTTCCACCGGCACCAGTAAGGGCTACGGTTTGATCTGGAGAAGTGTTAGTAATTTCTCCACCTGCTGACAAGCTAATGCCTGTGCCTGCCGATAGAGCCGCTACAACGTTAGTGGTGTCGGTTACATCTGCACTAGCTTCAATACCATCAAGTTTAGTGCCGTCAACAGAAACATCACGACCATCAACAGTAGAACTTGCAGCCATAACAATGTTATCGCCACTGGATACAGATAGGTCTGTACCGCCTGTAGTGTTACCAAGCACTAAGGTCTGAGCTAAAGTTTGATTGCCACCACCAGTGCTTGCAATTGTTCCGTCAGCAGCAATAGTAATGTTAGAGCCTGCGGTTAAAGAAGCTACTACATTGGTAGTATCAGTAACGTCTGCACCTGCTTCAATACCGTCTAGCTTAGCGCCATCAACAGAAACATCTCGGCCGTCTACTGTGGAACTAGCAGCCATGACAATGTTATCCCCGCTTGACACTGAAATATCAGTACCGCCTGTTGTGTTCCCAAGAACTAATGTTTGTGCGAGGGGTTCACCGCCGCCAACATCCCCTGCTGCGGTTGCAATGACATCACCGGATGCGTCAAATCCCAGGAGCTTGTTTGCTCTATTAGCCTCTAGGGGCAACTTTAGATTTGCGCTAGTATCTGCATCTTGCAGCCCAATGGAGCGATCAATGTCAGTCTCAAGCTGGTTCATTGCTAGATAGGCTTTGTCAAAGTCGGCATTAACATCTAATGCCAGAAAGTCTCCAGCATTCTGATAGTTAGTTGTCCGCGTAATAGGCATCGCTAACAGCACAGATACCTTTGCGCCAGCAGTCGCACCACTCTGCAATACTATGTTTCCGCCATTGATGTTTCCTACGCTGGTTACTGCATAGTCATTATATAAAGTTAGCTCTACGCCATCCTTCAACACCTTTAAGTCGGAATCAGATAGTACCTGAAACGTATAAGCAAAAACGGTTTGACCAGACGAAGCAGTGTAATCGTCTCTAGTTACTCCACCAGTTACAGGCATAACAATTCCTCAAGAATAATGTTCATAAATATGTGCTCAATTATACTAAAAATTGGTTAAAAAATATACAGCTATTGTGCCTTCTCATCAGATGGATCAACATCGCCGATGAAGCCCGGACTGGCTTTAAACATTTTCTTATTAACTTCTATACCCTTGCGTTTAATTCTTCCAGACTCATACTTTTCTAAGCCCTTGAGATACTGCTCAACAGACTGCCTTGCTCTCTCATAGACCTGTCTATCCAACTGCTCAAGTCTCTTAGCCTTCTGATCCGCTGACATTCTCATATCTCCACGAACCTGCCTTCTCTTTTTGTTTAGCTTGGCAATCTTCTTAGCTGCTCTCTTGACCTGTCCTTCCTGAGAGAACATAAACTGATTATCTTTTCTGTAGTTCTTGGCCTTCTGACCACTGTAGGACTTTAGTGAGTTAGACTTGATCTTAATTTCCTGTGATAAGTCATAGAAAGTATTGCCGGTAATAGATGATCCGCTAACTGGAGGACGCACCAAGAAACTACCCAACACAGGTATATCCATATCGGAGGTAGGTCTTGCCGAGTAAGGTTGGTCATTAAACTCTCTAACCTTGGCCAGCACCATATCGCCAGCACCAGTAATGTACTTAGAGGAACTAGCAAATGTGCCTTTAAGTAGCGCATCAACATTGGCAGGAGATACATTAAACTTCTCACCCAACACTCTAGCAGTTTCACTGGTGTATGGAGAAGCCCTAAGCTCTGGCTCAAGATCATTTAAGTAGTCAGGGTAAATAGGCTGCCCACGATAGAAGTTCCAGTTAGTTGCAATCTCAAGACCAACTTTTGCTGGGGGTGGCAGTATTCCTGTAAAATCAGAAACCGGGCTAAGAGACAGCCACATTCCAGCAAGCACTTCCTCGTATATGCTTTTGCCAACAGGGTTGTTATTCTGATGGCTCCAAGTCATAAACTTTTCTGGCAATGTTCCAAAAATGTAGCCAGGTGCGAATGGCTTAGGTATTCTGGCCCAGTTGCCGCCAACCTTGTAAACCCAATGTGTATCACGAACCCACTGAGGTATGTTGAGGTACTCTTCTCTTTCGTCATCTGGAGCGCCATACAGGTAGTATCCAGCCAACAGCACACTAGGCATAGTAATGGTCATTGCTGCTATAGCGCCAACCTGCTTTGGATTCTTCTTGAATGCCCTGATCAGTTTGTCAGTACCCTGTACAGCAGCGTTAAAGAATGGCACATATCTGTTAATGCTTTTACCCACACTACCAGAACGCATGAAGTCAGCAGTGCCTTGGCGAGATTCCTGGGCAGCCTTTAGGTCAGACATACCTGCTCTCTTAGATGCAGTGTATATACCAACACGAGTTGCTTGCTCACTAGCACTAGCAAAATCAGCTAGGGGCTGAAGACCAAAGGTACGCAGCATCTTCATTGAATACTTTTTCTCATCCATCAAGTCTTTATGTGCGTCATACAACCCAGTGTCAGACAAGTCCATAAACGTACCCATAGAACCGCCAGACGCTTTCCACTGGTTATAAGACTCACCATCACCCACTATTGATGCAAGCCCTTTCACCATGTCGATAGGGGTTGGCCTAGCCTCTGACATTAGAGCGGCACCAAACTGATCTTTAAATGTATTCCGTAGAATAAACTCAGGGGTCATTGTTGCACCAACTCTAAACACAGATGTAGGTAGTGCAGCAGCTTGCTTGAACAGCTTCTCACCAAAGCTCAACTGCTCAGGCTTCATTCCCTGCATAGCCTTTAGTATGGGGTCAGACACCTCAAAGTATTTACGCTTACCATCAATGAAGACTTCCACTGCGTCAGCCGGAGGACGGTTAGATGGTACCAACACTTTCTCGCCATCAATAGTAACCTCTTGCATCTGCTGGGGTATCTCCTGAATAAACTCAGGGATATAGTCTCTCAAGTTGACAAGACTCCGGGCAATGTTGTTTCTTGACGACAAATCAATGATGCGAGCTGTATTGCCAATGATGCTATTGATAGGGTCTTTAATAGCCAGATCAGAGCCTCTAAGACGCTTTACGACAGCCTTAGCTGATGCACCACTAAACAAATCCTTACCGCCCTTAGAAGGCTGCATAAGGGGCTTCAGTATCTCTACTGCACCGGGGTCATCAGTAATGATTCTGTCATACTGCTCTTGACTTATCTTCTCTTCATCAATGACCTGCTGTATCTCGTCATCAGACAAAACACCCAGAACCCTACGAACTTGATCTTGGTTAAATCCTTTGTTCTTTAGGAAGTCGTTGAGCATCACACGCTGGAAAGGTATGTAGTTCTGGTTAGCGTTTACAATCTCATTGTATTGCTCTTGAGACATATTGCCTGACTTAACAAACAGTTGCAGTACACGCTTCTGAAATCCATACAGCTCCTGAGATGTGGAATCAAAGAACTCAATAGCGTCACCATACTTGAATGCTAGGTCTGCCAGATCAATCTCAGCCTTTAGTGCTTGCTCTTCTGTGACTCTACGCTCAGTGACAGGGCCAACAAACTTCTTGTCTTTAGCAAAGTCAGGTTGTACTACTGTGGGCTGTGGCTGTGTAGGGCCTGCAAGTTCGGGCTGCCGTACTTCCTTAACCTCTTCCTTCATTCCTCTTAGTCGAGCATAGTCGGCATATATGGGGTACGATCCCTTTTCATCAAATTCATTTTTTACTTCGCGATAAGCTATTCCGTCACGCTGGCCCTGATAATACGCCTGACCATAAGCCTCGCCATATTCTCTACTTAGCGCATAAGGCCCACTTGAGCGACCTTTTTCTTGCTTATGTCCAGCAATGTATCCTTTAAGGGCATCTTTCTTTTCTTTGTCCGTCATGCCTTCCCTGAAAGGGTAGCCTTTCTCTAAAACTGGAACCCTAAGTTCCTCAAAGTCTTCTTTAAGGTTTTTATTTGTTGGCTTTTTTGGCTCTTCAAATACTCGGCTAGTATCAACTTCAGCCTCAACCTTTGGAGCTTCATCTCTTACACCTGGAATGGTGTAGTTCTGCAAGTCCTGCTGGATACGCTTGGCTATCAGGAACTTAGCAAGGTCAGCTTTTCTCTTGGCTTTGCTAGGCTCAACACCAAACAGCTTGGCATCAAAGGCTTCCAGGATTGGCTTCAAACCAATACCGGACTTAACCATGTTGCCATTCTCATCCATAGAGTATGTGTTTCTCTGGAGAGTGTACTTAATGTTTCCAATGATTCCGCTGTACGCACTAATCAATAGCTCAGTGTTAGCACCGTCAAGAACTGCTGCACCACGACTCTTAGCCAGCTTCAAGGCTTTCTCTACTGCGTCAAATTTGTTTACAAATGCCGCATAAAAACTAGCGAATAGACTTTGGCTGTGGTCAATCATAGGTGGCGCATCATCAACCAACTCAGGCTGGTCAACAAACTCAGCTAACAACTCACCTTCTGGGAAGTCATACATCTCAGCTCTTTCAGCAGTCTCTTGCTCTATAAGAAACTTCTCAAGCTCGGCAACATTCTCATTAAACTCTGCCTGGTCAATACTGTCAGCGTACTCAATATCCTCACCAGCCAAAGATGCTTCAGTTTCAACAGGAACTTCTGCCTCATTGTACTGAGCAACATCTTGGTACATGGTGTCAAAGTAATCTCTGACTTTATCCTCTGTGTCTAGCTTGTCCAGCTCGTCAATATATCTCTGCTTTTCTTCAATTAATGTGTCAGTAGTTGGATCAAAAAATGTATTATTGATTGATTCATAGCCACCATCAATCCATTCAATTATCATTTCAGCAACATCTGTATCAGTCAAAGAGTCAGCATCATTCCAGAGCGCATACTCTTCGTTTAGTCTTTCGGTAAGATCAGAGACAGTCTGTGTTGGCGTATTAAGTGACCACAATCTCTTTAAGCCCTTACTAAAGCCTTTTCCTTGAGGCGCTCTCTTGTTAGAAAGAATCCTTCCTACACGATCAAGTTTGTAAATATTAGCAGGATCAAGACCATAATAAATTAACTGCTCAGGGTCTAATGCTCCACCTTCAAGAACAAAGTTAAGCAGCTTAGGGGCATCCTTTTTGATTTTTTGGATTTCCTTGTCAAGCCTTTCCATTTGCTCTTCTTTTTTATCTTCAAAAAATTCCAGCTCAGAGTCTTCTATAGACTGGAGAATTTCCTGCTTGTTCTCCATATCGCCAACTTCGCGGTTATACAAAGTGTTTTTAAGGTTATCAAGCATACTTTGATCTTCAACTTTCTGTTGATCTAAGGCGTAATCACCAACCTTATCTTCTTTCAGAACAACACTGACAGGCGCGTTCTCTTCAACATTAGTCTGCTCATCAACTACGTTCTGCAACTCTTCATCAGTCAGCCCCTCAAGAGCCTCCATGATCTCCTGCTCAGTGCGCCCCTGATTAGACAGTATGTTACTTGCAGCAACACCTACAGTCTTAACGCCACCCATAGTAGCGATCAGTCCAGCCTCAATAAGGAACTGATCTTTGTCAGGAACAATGCGATCCCATACTTCATCGACAGTAAATGTCTCACCAAATGCCATATCAACGTACGTATTCAGTACAGCAGCAACACGTTCCTCACCAAGCTCATTAAGTACACCATGCCAACCAGCTCTGGTCAGTATCTCCTGAACCTTAGCGTTAGGCTGTATCTTCTGGTAAGCCTTAGTAATGCCCTCTATAAGTGCAGGTGGCAGCTTATTTATAGATGTCTTAGCATTAGTAGCAAGTCTTCGAGTAATAGGGTCTACAACGAACTTCCCAACTTTAACACCAACAAGCTCACTGGCAATTTCAGCGTTAGTGTACGCAAATGCTTTTAACGCAGTGACAGCCGGGGATTCTTTGGCATCACTCAAGATAGCCTGACCAGTCTGAGTAAGCTGGACAAACTGACCTAAACGCAAGTCACCATAGTTAGCTACGTTTGCTGGAACCATTGCAGTAGATTGAGCAGCAACTCTAGCGCCATAACCTGTATAACGTGCAGCAGCAGCAGCTTGTGCAGACACCATAACGCCCTTGGTTAGAGCCTGTGTAGCAGCAGTCTGTGCAGTCTTACCAATGCCACCAGTAGCAGCAAACTCAGCTATAAACGCAGGCATAGGAGCACCGTAATATTTCATGCCCCCGCCCCAGGTAAAGCCCCTGATCTGCTTTTCAAGCTCAGTGTCTATGTAGTCATTAAACTTGGTTTCTTCAGACTCAGTAAGTGGAACCTTATCCTGTATCTTCTTAGCTATACCGGCAAGACCTAGAGCCTCGTAACCTCGAACAACTCCACCAAGAGGCAGGTAATCAGATGGAGTAATAAAGTCATTGGCCTCACTCCAACCAATAGGATTGTCTTTCATCTCCTCAATCTGCTCTGGGGTAAACCGAGTAAGCGCAAGGTTCCATGTGGTATCTTCATTCTTCTGAGCTTGGTCGTTAAACTCAAGCATAGAGGGGTCAGTCAAATCCACAGTGTTATTTAGGGCAGCAACATTCTGCTCACCAATAGTCATTGGCTTATCAGTAGGTGCAAATACAAGGTCGTCTACTGGCTTATCCGTAGGTGCGAACACAAGGTCTTCTACTGGCTTGTCAGTAGGTGCAAATACAAGCTCCTCCACCTCTTCTTCAAAAGGTATAGACTCATCGGATGGATCAAGATCGCCAACAAATCCGGGATCAGATTCTCGACTAAGCTCTTCAAATAGTTCCTTGCTAACTTCTGTTCCCTCAAACTCGTAACGAGGAGGTAGCTGAGTTGTTTCAACCATTAAACTTATCCTTACTTAGTGCGTTGTAGACCTTTATATATATATGGAGTTCCAACTGGAAGTGCATCATACTCAGCTTGAGTTGGATTAGTCAGTATTGGTGTAGTAGTCTTGCCAATCGTCGCTTGTGCGCTAACAGCCATTCTAGTCTTAATATCGTCAACAGCATTTTGGGCCTCGTCCTTGTAGATGCGCTCAATCTCTTTACCTCTAAGCGGTGGCCTTCCAGCTTCTGCTCTTATGTCGTTCTCTTCTCTAATGCGAGGTTCTGCATTCTCCCACAAGTATCTAACACCAGCACCCCTTTGACTGGCAGGTATCATTGTATCAATTATCTCTTGAGCGTCATACATACTGTCATACAACTCAGCACTAGACTTAGCTTTGGCTGATTGCGTAATGTTTCTAAATTGTACTCTCCATTTTTCAGCAATTTTCTCCTCAACAGTACCATCAGTCTGAGCAGTAAGCATTGCATTTTCTATTTGATTAAATCCTTTTAGCTGTAACTCTGGGTCTTCTATCCGCAATACATCGTAGGATTGCTGAATCAACTCATTATAGATTTCAGGCACAGTAGTAGCCGTCAACTTTTCCACAGAGTTCAAGTAGGTAACGCGTAACTTTGCATCTGCCTCTGGAATCTTTCCTTCATAACGAAGTTTGTTAATGTCTGTTATCTTTTGCTTTGTACTAATAGCAGTGCTATTCAAGACGGTATCGTCATACTTAGTAAGGTTAATGTATTGATTTTCTAAGTCTACCATGCGAGCCTCTTTAAGCTCTGTAATCCTGGCCTTCTCTGCATCATCAAACAGGGAGACAAGTTCTTTCCTAGCTGTCTTTTTTTCTTTAGGCGTAAACTCTGCAAGGTCTGCATCATCAAAAGCATCGACATAATCTTTGGCTTTCTGCTTTCTTTGGGCAACAGTTAGACTTTCATCATCAATAATCTGCTGTGCGCCACCATTAACCTGAGCAACCTTAGAATCAAACTCTAGC